AACATTGAATATGTATATGATTTTGAGAACCTGCATGAATGGGTAGATATAAAAGCCAATGAGGTGGTATAAATGGCTGATGGTATAGAAGTAGAAGGTATGGACGAGTTTATAGATATGCTGAAAAATATGACTATTGATGAGGCTGATGAAAAGAAAGCAGTTAGGGAAGCTATAAAACCTATTGCAGATGAAGTTGAAAGAAATTCACCAGTAGGCTACACAGGCAAACTAAAAAAAATATCTAAAACAGTCAAAAAAGAAGGATTAGCAACTGTTGGAATTGTGAGAACTAAAGTATTTTACGATATTTTCCAAGAATTTGGGACAAGTACACAAAAAAAGAATGTTGGATATTTTGAAAGGTCTGTAAATAGTACAAAAGATGAGGCAACAGGAATATTGGCTAAAGAATTATTAGATAAAGCAATGTAGGTAGGTGGTGATAATTGGATATAAAAAAATATTTATTAAATGTGTTGAATAGTAAAGAAATATTAGGTTTGTTGCCAAACAAAAAGGTATATTTCCTCCACGCTAATAATCCAAATAAAACTTTATACTTGGAATATGAGGTTATAAATGAGTATGGAGCAGAACATAGCGAAAACAAAGAGGATTTTACTACTTATCTGGTACAAATAGATATATTTAGCACAGGAGATTATACAACTTTAGAAAATATAGTAAAAAAAGTAATGACACAGAACGGATTCAATAGGGATATGGCAGCTGATTTGTATGAAAAGGAAACAGCGCTATACCATTGTGCAATGCGGTTTAACATCAGTTTACCGACTAATGAGAGTTAGCTTTTTTAAATGTGAAAAAAATAAATAAAAATGAAAGGATTGATGATAATATGGCAAGTACAATAGTGCCAGTTGTAGGACTGGAAAAATTATATGTAGCAAAAATACTTACAGATGATACAACCACAACTTTTGATACGCCTAAATATTTGGCAGGGGTGAAAGAAATATCTATAAAACCAAAGGTTGCAACAGATGAATTTTATGCAGAAAATATGTTATGGTTATCTGATACAACATTGGCAAATATAGATGTAGAAGTTAGCATAACAGACCTTACTCCAGAGGATGAAGCGATGTTACTTGGGCATAAAATTGCAACAGAGGGCGGAATAATTAAGAGCGCTGATGATGCAGCACCAGATGTTGCAATTTTATTTAAGGCGAATAAGGGGAACGGGAAAGCGAGATATGTGATTCTATATAAAGGTAAATTTAGTATTGGTGATGATTCTTATAAGGGCAAAGAAGGAAAAGCAAATTTCCAATCTAAAAAGTTAAAGGCAAGTTTTGCACCACTACATTCTAACTCAATGTGGTCTTATAAAGTAGATGAAGAGGATGGCATGGATGATGCTAAATTCTTTGATAGTGTGATAATGCCTACAGAGAAAGTAGTAACGCCTTAGGATTATAAGGGTAGATTAAAGCTCTACCCTATTTTAGTAAGAAAGGGTGATGGAATATGTTTGATAAAGTGAGAAAACAAACTATTGGAAATAAAGAATATTCCTTCAAAATTACAAATAAAACAATTAGAAAAATTGATGAGAAATACGGAAATTATGGCTCTATACTCTACGGATTAATGGAGGGCAAACAATTCTATACAAATGCTTTAAAATTAATAAGCATGAGTTGCATTGAGAAAGAGTGGGATATAGAAGAATTAGAAGACACCATGACAGGACAGCAATATCAAGAAATTACAGTCCTTGCAGTGGACTTATATTTAGATTATATGGGAATAAACGAAGAAACTGAGGGAGAACAGGCAAAAAAGGAAGAAGATAAAGATAAAAAAGGAAAAAACTAAATAACCAGTCAAGGACTATTAAAGATTATGAAATAGACTTTGGCTGGCTTTTTTATATTGCAAAAGTACATTTAAACTATAGTAGAGATGAATTTTGGGAAGCCACGCACGCAGAAATATACAAGATGTGGAAGGCACATATTAAATTCAACGGTTGGGAAGTTAAAAGCGATGGTGAAGAAAACAGCGCTACAAATTATAAAAAAGTAAACATTGAAGATATACCTTTCCTATAGAAAGCAAGGTGAGATAATGGCAAATGATACAACTAAAAGAATAACCGCCAAGATGATACTTGATTCAACTTCATTTAATTCGTCCCTTAAAGGGGTAAATTCTGAATTACGCAATACGCAGAGCCAATTAAAACTGGCGAACACAGGCATACAAGCATATGGCAGAAGTAGTGAAAGGCTTAAAGATGTACAAGAAAGTCTAACAAAGCAATTAGAGCTGCAAAGTAAAAAAGTAGATATTTATAAACAATCTATAGAAAAAACAGACATTAAAATGCAAGAGAACATAAAAACAAGAGACAGATTAAAAAAATCTCTTGATGAAGCTAATAAGAAATATGATGAAACTGTAAGGCTATATGGCAAAGAATCCGACGAAGCCAAGAAGGCTAAAGAAGAAGTGGATAGGCTTACTGGTGAGTACAAGAAAGCTGGAAAGGCAGTAGAAGCCAATGCCAAGCAAACCCAAAATTATCAAACTAATCTTAATAAAGCCAGCGCCGAAATGGTAAAAACACAGGGAGAGCTTAGAAAAGTTAATGGCGAACTTGATAAAAGTAATAATAAGTGGCTACAAACAAGTGAAACCCTAAAAAAGAGTTCTGATAGGCTTACAGACACTGGGGAAAAGATAACTGATGTAGGAAAAAGTATAACTACAAAAATGTCAATTCCTTTGGCTGGGTTAGGAGTAGCTGCTGTAAAAACAACAGCAGACTATAACGATAGTATGAGCCAGCTAAAAGCTGTCACTAATTCAAGCACTGAGGATATGGAAAAATTGAATAAACAAGCTAAAGCGATGGGCATACAAACACGCTATAGTGCAAAAGAAGCAGCAGATTCTATGGTTGGATTAGGGCAAGCTGGCTATAATACCAATCAAATTTTAAATACTACTCCAGCAGTTCTTAATCTTGCACAAGCAGGAGCTATTGATTTAACACAGAGTACAGATATATTGGTATCATCTATGAGCCAGTTTGGCATCGCTACAGAGAAGGCAGGTCATGTGGCAGATGTACTTTCTTTAGGTGCAAATAAAGCAAATTTAGGGGTTGGCGACTTAGGCGAATCTTTAAAATATTGCGGCGCCATGGCGAATACGGCAGGATGGAGCTTGGAAGATGTGACTGCGGCAATAAGTTTAATGTCAAATTATGGAATTAAGGGGAGCCAGGCAGGTACAATTTTGCGTGGCTCTATAAGTAGACTTATTAAACCTTCTAAGGATGCTGCTGAAACTATGAGCCAATTAGGTATAAAAACCTTTGACAGCACAGGCAAAATGAAGCCGTTGCCTGCCATATTAGATGAAATAAACAAGAAAACCGCCAATTTAACACAGCAGCAAAAGATGAATACTCTTGTAACCTTATTTGGTCAAGAGGCAGTTACAGGGATGAACGCATTACTAAAAGAGGGTGGCAATAGTTTAAGGTCATATTCTAAAGAATTAAAAAATGCTGATGGTAGTGCAAAAAAGACAGCTGACACCATGGAGAACAATTTGGGTGGCAGCGTGAGAAGCCTTAAATCTGCAATGGAAGGTGCAGCAATAAGTATGGGAACAGCGCTTACACCAACAATAAAGAAATTAACCGAACACTTAACAGAGCTAACAAGGAAGTTTGCAGAATTAAACCCAAAAACGCAAGAGACTATAGCTAAATTTGGGATGTTTGTTGTTGCAGCAGGTCCTGCCATAATTGCGACAGGGAAACTAACTACTGGTTTAGGAAGCATAACAAGAGGGCTTTCCAAATTAACAGGATTTTTAGGGAAAACAACTATAGCGACAAAAGGTGCAACAGCAGCAGCAAAAGGAGCAAGTGTAGCTACGGGGGTAGCAAGTAAAGGGGTTAAAGCTACTGGATTAGCTGTAAAAGCAGGGACAGCATTATTAAACCCTTGGACAATTGGTATAGGTGCAGCAGCGGTAGGAATAGTGGCACTACACAAGCATTTAAGTAAGGAAGCTGTCCCGAGTGTAGATTTATTTAATTCAAAGGTAAAAACAACAACACAAACTACAGATGCGTATGGTAACAAAATAGATGTGGCAAGTACAAAAACAGTAAACTTTGCAGATAGTACTAAAAAAGCAGTAGGTGGATTCGTAGAGTTAAATAATGGTGCTAAAAAAAATCTAACCGATTTGTACGTTAACTCTACGAAAATAACAGATAAAACTGCTAAAGAGCTAACAGGTAAGTATAAACAAATGGGAGAGCAGATAAAAGCAGGAGAAGATGCAAAATATAAAGAGAGATTAGCTAGTTATAAAACATTTTTAAGCAATAATAAAACTATGAGTGATAAAGAAAAGGCAGCTGCTCTTAAATCCATGGAGGATTCACATAATAAAGAAAAAGCAGAAGTTGATAAATATGTAAAACAGATACAAACTATTGCAAATAAAGCTAGCAAAGAGGGACGTGCCTTAACGAAAAAAGACCAAGAACAAATAAACGCAATACAAGAGAAAATGAAAACAGAAGGCGTTAAAAAACTTTCTAAAACGGAGGAGGAAAGTAAAACTATTTTAGGAAGAATGAAAGATTATGATACTCGCATTACTGCTGAACAGGCTTCGAATGTGATAAAAAATGCTGAAAAACAAAGAAAAGGAACTGTTGATAAAGCTAACCAACAATATAATCAAACTGTTGCTACGATTAAAAAAATGCGTGACGAAGATAAAACAATAACTAAAGACCAAGCGGACAAAATGATTGCAGAAGCTGAAAGGCAGAAGAAAGGAAGCATTGATAAGGCAGAGCAACAAAAAGATGGCGTCGTAGAGCAAATTAAAAAAATGGATAGTAATTCATTACAAGATATTGATATCACAGATGGGCATATAATGACTAAGTGGGACAAATTAAAAAATTGGTTTAAAGATAATCCCATTACACGCTGGATAAAAACAAAAACTGATGATAGCAATGCTAGTGCAGGGGAAAATTGGACAGGCACGAATTACTGGCAAGGTGGATTAACGTACTTGCATGATGCGCCAGGGAGAAGCACTAATTACGAACTTTATGATCTTCCAAGGGGGACACGAATATTTAACCATGATGCCAGTGAAGATTTAGTGCTGAAAACAGCTGAAAGCGTTGCTACAAAAGTAGCAGGGAATATGCTAAATAAATCCAATAGTAAGGGTAAAATAGAAGTAATACAACATATTTATTGCCCGGTTCCAACTCCAAGCGAACTAGCAAGGCAATCTAAAAATAATCTTAAAGAATTAGGCTTACAATGGTAGGTGATTCATTTGAATAAAAAAGAAAAGTTTATATTTGAAAACGAAAGAGGACAGCAGATAGAATTTTCTGTTTACAGTCCTTTTTTTATTAATAATATAGACGGTATAAGTGGGTTAAAAAATATAATATATCAGAATAAAGGCATGGGGCAAGATGGTAGCACTTATATGGGGAGTACGTTAGGCAACAGGAATATAGTCATACAAGGAGCTATAACAGAAAATAAAGAGCAAAATAGGATAAAACTATTAAGCATAATAAATCCTAAACTAAAGGCTAAATTAATTTATGCAGACGGAAATATAAAAAAATATGTAGAGTGTGTAGTAGAAACTGCTCCAACGATAACTAAAGAAAATAAACCTAAATTTCAGATGAGTTTAATATGTCCTAACCCATACTGGCGAGATACAGCAGAAAACAAAAAACAAATAGTTTTATGGAAAGGCGATTTCCACTTTCCGCTTATTATTCCACAAGACAAAGGCATTATAATAGGACACAGAGAACCAAGCCTTATTGTTAACATAGAAAATAATGGACAAGTAAAAACAGGAATGATTATAGAATTTTTCGCAAGAGGTACTCTTAAAAATCCATCTTTATTTAATGTAAATACCAGAGAGTTTATAAAAGTTAATAAAGAAATGGTTGCAGGAGAAAAGATTATTATAAATACTAATTTCGGGAAGAAAAAAATCTTACAAGAATTAAATGGTGTAACTACAGATATTCTTAACTATTTAGACATTATTGGTGGGGGAGATACCTTCTTACAATTAGATGTGGGAGATAATCTTTTCCGTTACAATGCAGATAAAAACTTAGATAATCTGGAAGTCAGCATTTACTACAACAATAATTATTTGGGGGTGTAGAAGGTGGAGCTATATATATTTAATAAAGATTTAGAGCTTAAAGGAATATTAGATACTTTTACATCTCTTATATGTATTAGGCTGTACCATAAGGCAGGAGAATTTGAATTACATTGTCCTCTAAATACAAATACTTTGGAACTACTTAAAAAGGAAAATATAATCTACAAGAAAGGTGACAAGGAAGCAGGATATATTGAAACAAGGCAGCTAAATATAGGAACGGACGGGCAAGAGTTGTTGGAGGTTAAGGGGAAGTTTCTTACTAACTACCTTGCCAGAAGAATTAATTGGGATAGAGTTAATTTTAATGGTAGAACAGAGGAACTAATGAGAAAACTTGTAAATGATAATGCTATTAATCCAAACAATGTAAATAGAAAAATACCTAATTTAATTTTAGGAGATTTAAAAGGATTTACAGATGGAATAAGCTATCAAAATAGCTTTGGTAATATCTTAGATTGTTTAGAGAATATAAGCAATACAAGCGGGTTAGGCTATAGAAATTCGCTTGATATAAAAAATAGAAAAGTTTTGTTTGACGTATATAAAGGTATTGATAGAACTGTAAATAACGGGGCTATAGCACCTTGTATTTTCAGTAGAGATTTCGAAAATATACTTGAGCAGGAATACTTTGATAGCCTGAACAACTACAAAAATACAGCCTTGATTGCTGGAGCTGGAGAAGGCAAAGATAGAAAGCTAACATCCATAGAAGAGGGACAAGGGCTTAGTAGGTATGAGCTATACGTGGATGCTAGGGATATGCAAAATACTAAAACTGTAAACAATGAAGAAGTGTCTATTCCAGATAATGAATATATCCCAATGTTGCTTCAAAGAGGTAAAGAAAAGCTTGCAGAATGTTACGAAGTGCAAACCTTTGACAGTAAGATAAACACTCAGGGAAATAATATATATAAAAAGGATTTTGATCTTGGTGACATTGTAACAATAGTAGATAAAAAGTGGGGTATACAAGTAGATACAAGAATCACAGAAGTTGAGGAAGTGTACGAGGGAGGAAAGGTTGAAATCAATCCCACTTTTGGCAATAACATTCCTACAATAATTGATAAAATCAAACAGGTGGTGAGATAATGGAAAGAAGTGGTTTTTTTAATGCAATAATAGATCAAAACGGTACTCCAGATAGGTCTTATTTAGCTGAGAATTTTGCAAGATATTTTGGCACGTTTATAGGCAATGGTGTGTTCCCTAACCCAAGTACGCAGTGCCAAGTAATAGCTAATGATGATATGACCGTAACGATTAAGGCTGGTAGAGCTTGGATAAATGGGTATATGTACGAGAATACAGATGATCATATAGTAGCCTTAGACGTTGCTGATGGTTTATTAAACAGAATAGACAGAGTTGTATTAAAACTTGATTTTCTAAACAGAGAGATTAAATCTTATGTTAAGAAAGGCACATTTGCAAGCTCTCCAATAGCACCAGCACTTCAGAGGGATGCAGATGCATACGAATTGGGCATAGCAGATATTTATATAGCTGCCGGTGCAACGAGTATCGTTCAGGCAAATATAACAGATCAAAGGCAAAATCAAAATTATTGCGGTATAGTAGACAGCCTTATAACAGCAGATACAGCAACTTTGTTTAATCAATTTACGGACGGATTTAATAGCTGGTTCGCTGGAATAAAAAATACTCTTGGGAGTGATGCAGCTGGTAATCTTTTAAACTTGATTAATGGCTTAGCAGGAGATGGCAGAACGACAGAAACTGTGAAGGGGAATGCAGATAATATTAAGGCCTTAGACCAATCAGTTAATACGCATTTGGCAGAAAAGGCGACACAGACAACGTTAGGTCACGTTAAAATTGGCAGTGGTATAAATGTAGATTC